CGCATCAGGTATTCGTGGTAAGTCAGTTAACTTATTGTACGTTGACGAAGCCGCTATCATACCGAACAATGTAGCAGAACAATTCTTTACTTCAGTTTATCCTACGATTTCTGCTGGTGAAACGACAAAGATTCTGCTAAGTTCTACCCCACTAGGATACAATCATTTCTGGAAGTTCTGGAATGATGCAGAGAACGATAGAAACGGGTTCGTCAATCTATTCATTCCTTATTGGGAGATACCTGGACGTGATGATAAATGGGCAGAAACACAGCGTAAATTGCTTGGTGAATTGAAATTCAATCAAGAGGTTCTGTGTAATTTCTTAGGGTCTAGTCTTACGTTAATTGCGTCTGATGCTATTGCACAAATGTCTGCTAAACCTATCATCTATCAGAAAGATGGGCTTGACATTTATGAGAAGGTTGAAAAAGATCATGCATATTGTATTATTGCAGACACAGCTAAAGGCGTTGGTGGCGACTACTCAGCATTTCAGATTATCGACATAACTCAGATGCCATACAATATAGTCGTTAAATACAGAAACAATGAAATCAGTCCACTTTTGTATCCATCAGTACTATACAGAGTCGGTAAAGAATATAATGAAGCATACGTTTTAATTGAAATTAACTCTTCAGAGCAAGTTGCAGAGATTCTTTATGGTGAGTATGAATATGAAAATATCATATCAGTAAGCAGAACTACTCAAGGACAAGTTGTCAATGGTGGTTTTGGTGGTGGAAAGACTCAACTTGGCGTTATTACGGACAAGAAAGTCAAACGTATTGGATGCTCTAACTTCAAATCTATGATTGAAGAAAAGAAACTTTTGATTAATGATGCAGATACTATATCTGAAATTTCAACGTTTATTGAAAGAAAGAATAGTTATTCTGCGGATGAAGGGTATCACGATGACTTAGTTATGCCTTTAGTGCTATTTTCGTGGTTGACAACAAACTCATATTTTAAGGAGTTGACAAACATTAATATTAGAAAAGAATTGTATGAAGCAAGAATTAGAATGATTGAAGAAGAAATCACACCTTTTGGTTTTATAAATAATGGAGAAGAAGAGTTATCTTTTACGGATACATCAGGACAAGTTTGGGAAACGCACAAAACTGATTTTTTATAAATAAATTAAAGAAAACCCAACTTACAAAAAACATTATAACAAGGAGAATTCAATGGCTATAAGTCTCATTTCACCAGGCGTTAAGATTACCGAACAAGATTTGGTAGCATCTAACCAATCAATTGCTTCCACTTCTGGCGCTTTCGCTGGACAATTTACTTGGGGACCTATCGAAGTTCCTACTCAAGTTGTTTCCGAGTCTGATTTGGTAGCACAATTTGGTAAGCCAAACGCAACAAACATCGTTGACTTTTTATCTGCTTCAAACTTTTTGGGATATTCATCTCCATTGTTTGTTGTTCGTTCCGCTAATACTGCATTAAATGCTACGACAGAAGCTACAACTGGTTCTGGTACAGCAGGAACTGGTGTTTTAATTAAAAACGATGATGCATATTTAAATACTGCATCTTTTGACAATGGTCCATGGGCAGCAAAATATGCTGGCGCTTTAGGTAACGCACTTAAAGTTTCTACTTGCCCAAGTGCAAATGCATGGTCTTCAACATTGACTGGAACATTTACTGTTGCTCTTAACGGAACAGTAGTTACAGGTTCTGGTTCTACTGCTAACACACAATTGAACGTTGGCGACTTAGTTGTTCTTGGTGGTCGTACTAACCAAGTTGCATCTGTTACTAATGCAACATCATTTACATTAACTTCAGCGCACTTAAGTGGCGCTACTGCCGCTTCTGCAACACGCCGTTGGGAATACTACGACCAATTCGAATTAACTCCAGGAACATCCGTTCAGGGAACTACACTTGGCGCAACTAACGATGAAATGCACGTTATTGTTGTAGACAAAACGGGCGATATCACAGGAACACCAGGAACAGTTTTGGAGAAATTCAAAGCAATCTCTAAGGCATCTAATGCTAAAGGCGAAAATGGTGGTTCTAATTACTACAAAGATGTTATCAATGATCGTTCTAACTGGATTCGTTGGACTGACCATGACCAAGCAGGCGTAAATTGGGGTACTGCAATAACTGTTTCTGGTTCAGGAACAACATATACAGCAGTAAATGCTCCAAAGACATACACATTTAATGGTGGTACTGATGGTGGTAATGTAACTGATGGTGATCGTACAACTGCATACGGAAAACTTGCAAACAAATCTGAAATCCCAGCCGCAATCGTTATTGCTGGTCAAGCAAATGCAACTGTTGTCAATAGAATTATTGCTGACGTTGCTGAAGTTAGAAAAGATGCAATGGTATGTATTTCTCCATTGAGAGCAAACGTTGTTAACAATGCTGGTTCTGAAGCAACTGCAATTAGTGCATGGGCAGATACAATTTCTCGCTCTACATACGTTGTTGCAGACAGCGGTTGGAAATATCAATACGACAAATACAATGACACATATGTTTATGTTCCATTGAATGCTGACGTTGCAGGTTGCATGGCACGTAACGATTTGAATCGTGAAGCATGGTTGTCTCCAGCTGGTTTCGTAGCTGGACGTATTCAAAACTTAGTTCGTTTAGCTTTCAATCCAAATCAATCTGAGCGTGATACATTGTATCGTGCATCAGTTAATCCAGTTATCACACAAGTTGGTCGTGGTACTGTATTGTTTGGTGACAAGACATTCACATTAAGAAACACATCTACAAACAGACTTAACGTTCGTAGATTGTTCATTGAATTGCAAAGAACAATTGGTGCGGCTGCCGACAATGTATTGTTTGACCAAAACGATGCAACAACACGTTCTAACTTTGTTAATTTGATTACTCCTTACTTAAGAAGTGTTCAATCACGCAGAGGTATTACTGCATTTAGAGTTATCTGCGATGGCACAAACAATCCAGAAGATGTTGTAAATGCAAATGAATTTGTATGCGATATTTTCGTACAACCAGTTCGCTCTGTTAACTTTATTCAACTCAACTTCGTTTCTGTAAGAGGTACTGCTACATTTAATGAGATTGTAGGCTAAATAATTACAGACAACAAAGGAGATAGTAATGGCAGATACAATTACAAGCGGAACAAATTCATTTAGAATTTCGGATTTTAGAGCCGCAATCGGTGCTGGCTCTAGACCGAATCTATTTAAAATTAAAATTTCTGGACCATCCGATTTAGGTGCTGGTCTAGAGAATGTTTCTTTACTATGCAGATCAGGATCGCTACCATCATCAACTTTGGGAACTATTGAAATCCCAATGAATGCTGGTCGCAGATTAAAAATGGGTGGAGATAGAACATTCACAGAATGGACTTCAACAATTTTAAATGACGCAAATTTCACAGCAAGAGCCGCACTTGAAAGATGGCAAAAAGCGATTGTTAAAACTAATTTTCAGCAATCCGTAATCGGAAATAGAAATGCTGGTGCGGGTGGAACTACTACAGTAGTTTCTTCAGCACTTGGTAGTGCAGACAATACTGGTTTATATGGTACTGTAGAAATTTTTCAATTAAGAGAAGATGGTAGTTCGATTGATGCCGGTGAATGCAAACTATACAATTGCTGGCCAAGCGACATTTCAACAATTGATTTGTCGTATGATACTACTGATGCCGTTGAAGATTTTACAGTAACTTGGACATATGATTATTTCCAATACGGTGCTCCAGAGTCCGAAACTGCTGTAACAGTAGAAAAAAAATAATAGGGAAAATAAAAAATGGCATTCGCAACAATAGATCAATTAAAAGGCGCACTTGCAACTGGCGCAAGAGCAAACTTATTCAGAATCGATGTTACATTTCCAACTAATGTAGTATCTGATACAAGTTCTACTAGCACTTTACTTACTCAACAAATGAGTCTTTTGTGTAAATCTGCGGCAGTTCCTGGTTTCACAATAGGTGTTATTGAAGTTCCTTTCAGAGCAGGTAGACGAATAAAGATTCCTGGAGATAGAACATTTGCTGATTGGACAACAACAATTATCAATGATGAAAATCATACTGTACGTAGTGCATTTAATGCTTGGGTGGATTATATTTCGACATCGGACTATGATTCAACATCAAAAGCAAAAGGTGGCATCGCACAAGATTATTATTCAACTGTTGTGGTTAATCACTTAGATTCATCAGGTGAAGTAGTTAGAAAATATCAGTTAGAAATGGCATATCCAACAGACGTTGGTGCTTTAGATTTGTCTTATGATAGTACTGATACGATATCTGACTTTACGGTTAATTTCCAATATCATTATTTACATTCTGGTGGTAAAGATGCCACATTCACCGATGAATATGACGAAGGACTATGATATCATAGTGTGATGCTAATTTTTACGCAGTATAAATAATTGCGTAATAGTTGTCAACAGATGGGGGCTATTACGCCCCCATTTTTTTTAGAGAGAATCATATATGGCCTTCAAACTTTTTGGATTTAGTCTCGGTAAAGAAGAAACCGAATCTGAACAATTAAAATCTTTTGCCCCTCCTACTGATGAAGATGGTTCCGTTCCAATTTCTGGAGGCGGAATTTATGGTACCTATATGGACCTTGAAGGACAAATTAGATCAGATTCCGATCTAATTAAAAAATATCGTGAAATGGCATTACAACCAGAATGTGATGCGGCTATTGAAGATATTGTCAACGAAGCATTAGTGTTTGAAAAAGATGATTATCCAGTCCAAATCATTTTAGATAAACTTGAACAACCAGAATCTATTAAGAAAAAAATTCGTGATGAATTTTATTATGTGATGAAACTATTAGACTTCAACAATCAAGGGTATGATATCTTTCGTAGATGGTACATTGATGGTAGACTTTACTATCACATGATGATTGATGAAAAGAACCCTAGACAAGGATTAAAAGAAGTTCGTTACATTGATCCACGTAAAATTCGTAAAGTTCGTGAAGCTAAGAAAGCACAAAAGAATCCTGCAACAGGAAATGTAAATACTACAACTCAATACAATGAGTATTTTATTTACTCGGATAAAGGATTTGCTAATGATGGTAATCAAGGTATAAAAATTGCCGCAGATTCAATTTCATATACACATTCTGGAATAACAGATAAAGATGGTAAAGTAATCATCTCACACATGCACAAAGCAATCAAACCGCTTAATCAATTACGTATGCTTGAAGATGCAACAGTCATCTATCGTATTGCAAGAGCACCAGAACGTAGAATCTTTTACATTGACGTTGGTAACTTACCTAAGATGAAAGCAGAACAATACTTGCGTGAAATCATGCAGAAGTACAAAAACAAATTAGTGTATGATGCGACAACTGGTGAGATTCGTGATGATAGACGTTATCAGACAATGCTTGAAGATTTTTGGTTGCCACGTAGAGAAGGCGGTAAAGGCACAGAGATTACTACACTACAAGGTGGACAGAATCTCGGCGAGATTGAAGACGTATTATATTTCCAAAAGAAAATGTTCAAGTCTCTGAATGTTCCAGTCTCACGTTTAGAAGCAGACAATGGATTTTCTTTAGGTCGTGCTTCTGAAATTACTAGAGATGAATTAAAGTTCGGTAAATTCATTTCACGTTTACGTTTAAGATTCTCTCATTTATTTGATAGATTATTAGAAACACAATTGCTTCTTAAAGGTATTTGTACTCGTAAAGAGTGGGAACAAATGAAAGAAGAAATCAGTTATGATTATCAATCAGATGCACACTTCACAGAATTAAAGAATGTTGAAATTTTAAAAGAACGTTTAGGTATTCTTTCTGATATTGATGCTTACGTTGGCAAATATTTCTCTATCGAATATGTGCGTAAAAATGTTCTTCAACAATCTGAAGATGACATTAAAGAAATTGATGAACAAATGGCAGAAGAATCGGCTAATCAAGAAGAAGAAACACCAGTCGAAGAAACACCTGTTGCTGAAACTCCTCCAGCACCTGCGACACATAAACTTGAAGTTAGCGTAAAAAAAGAAGAAACTGAAACTAGAACAATCGATGATGCGGATCAAAGAGAATTAGCAAAATCGATGACAGCATTTTTTGGCACATTAGTTGAAGAGGCTAAAGTTGACAAAGAAGGAAATTAATACGACATTAAACGATGCTGTCGCAATTGCAACCTCTGTTGCATACACTAAAAAAGAAATACAGAAGTTAAAATCTCTTTTAGAAGAAAAAACAAAACAGCCAATCGTTGAATATGTAGAAGGACCAGCAGGAGCACAAGGCTTGCGAGGTCCTATTGGTGCTACAGGCGCACAAGGTGAACGTGGACCACAAGGTTTACCAGGCGAGATAGGACCACAAGGTTCAAAAGGCGATGTTGGTCCGCAAGGTAATATGGGGCTTGAAGGTCCACGTGGATTAAAAGGTGACAAGGGAGACAAAGGCGACACTGGCGCTGTCGGACCACAAGGCGAACAAGGCATACAAGGTATTGCTGGTGAGCGTGGCGAGAAAGGCGAGAAAGGCGATAGGGGTGCTGATGGAAAAAATGGTCTGGACGGAAGAGATGGACAAGATGGCGCAATGGGTTCAATCGGACCTGCCGGTGAAAGAGGGATTCAAGGTGACAGAGGGCCTAAAGGCGACAAAGGCGACAGAGGACAAAACGGAAAAGATGGACCTCAAGGACCCGCAGGACCCACAGGTGAAATCGGACCGCAAGGTGTTCAAGGTCTTCCAGGTAAGGATGGTAAAGACGCAGACATAAAAGCGATTGAACAATCTATCAATCAATTTAAAGAAGTTTTACAAAAAGATGTAACTCAGTACAAAGCAAAAGTAAACACTTTAATTTCGGATCGTGCAGGCGGCGGTACACATGGTAGTGGTGAAGTTAATTTAAGATTTTTAGATGATGTAGATAGAGATAGTATTCACGATGGATATGTTCTATCGTTTAGTGAGTCATTGCAAAAATTTACATTTGTCGAACAGGCTAGTGGAGGCGGTGGAGGCGGTACAATTGATGTGTTTGCACGTACAAGAGCAAATAATGCTTGGACTGCCGCAAACTCAGCATATGCAACAGCAAATTCAGCATATACTCAAGCGAACAATGCAAACACTCTAGCACAAGCGGCATACAATTACGCAAACACATTAACATTTAGTGGTTCTGGAACGGATAACTTAGCACGTTCAATTGCAAATAGTGCATACACTCAAGCCAATAGTGCAAATGTTTTAGCACAAGCGGTATATAATTATGCTAATACATTAACATTAGGAACAGACAATTTAGCACGTTCAATTGCAAATAGTGCATACTCTACAGCGAACACAAAGTCATATACATTTAAACAAAATACTGCGCCAGCAATCGCAAACACAAATGATTTTTGGGCTAATACTGATAGCGCAATCGTATATTACAACTTTGGAAATACAGCAAGTCCTCTTTGGGTTGAGTTTGGACCAACTGGAACATCTACTGGTGGCGGTGGTAACACAGACTTAACTGGTTATGCAGTCAATACCACAGTCAATCTAGTTTGGTCAAATGCAAATTCTGCTTGGAGTAAAGCAAATACTGCTAACTCACTAGCACAAGCCGCTTACGATTACGCAAATACATTACCAACATCATTCACTACTGATAGATTGATTGCTGGTAATAATCAAACAGTATTGTTCTCTGCTAATGGTGCGCTTTTAGTTTCCGGAAACATTATTCCGCCTACATCTGGTATATTCACACTAGGTGATTCAACACACAAGTTTGCGGATATTTGGATTGGTCCTAATACAGTTAACATTCAAGACCAGATTACTGGCAACAACGCACAGTTGACAATTCAAAGCGGTACATTGTTTATTGACAATGCACAGCGTATTCAAATTGGTAACATGCAATTGACTACAAATGGAATTAGTCATGTTAATGAAATTATAGGACAAAATATTCAACTTGGTACGATTGGTGCAAATTGTTATATTCAAATTAATAATAAAGGAATTCAATTTTCAGATGGCTCTCGCCAAATTACTGCCGCAAATAATTCAGGTTATGCTGTCAATACAACTGTTAATACGATCTGGTCAACTACTAATTCAGCATACTCTACAGCAAACTCTGCATGGGCAACTGCTAATGCGGCATATGCTCAAGCAAATACTGCAATTCAAGATATAAAGGCAACAAGATTAGTTAGTTCAAATACATATACTGCAACATCGTCTGATTACTATATTGGTGTAAATACATCACAACCAGTTACCATAACTCTACCTAGCATGTCTGATGGAAAAGAAATGGTTATCAAAGATGAAAGTGGTTCTTGTGCAACATATCCAATTACAATTTCAGGAACTATCGATAATGATTCTGGCGGCGCTATTCTTTCTATAAACAATGGCGCTTTGCATTTAATACATCGTTCTGGTTGGAGAATAATCTAATATGACA